TTGTTGCACAAGGATCACAATTTCCCGTTGCCTCCGTATGAGGAGTGTTCGGAGGATGATTATTTGCGGCGTGCTGCTGCGATCGATTTTTCGGTGCCGTTGACGCGGGCCGTTGGCGGCGAATTGACTGTTGATGATTGTGCTGGCGGGGCGTGCCCTATTAAGTGATTACCATTTTTTGAGTGGGCAGTGTTGGCCGGGTGTCCGTATTTTTATGGGCATGAAGCAGCCGCATTTTTTGCATTGTTTTGTGATTCGGCGGAATTGGTCGCACGTTAGGCAGTGCGCGTATTTTTCCGCTGGGGTTAATCTATCCACGAATATTGTCTGAACCGTCGTCGTGTAGACGGGTGCCGCATTTTTGGCAGGTAACCGACCACGGGTACCGGAGAAGTTCTTCTTCTGGGTGGGCGCAGTCAAGTATGTTGCCGGTTTTTGCGTTGAGTGCGTCGCGTATGAAGGCGGAGAGCGTTTGGCCTTCTCGTTTGGCGGCGAGTTTCCACCGTTCTTGGTCTGCTGCGGTGGCGCGGATGAGGGTTTGCTTGTCTGCGGGCCCGTCGTCGTCGCTGAGTTTGTTCGATATTTCGGGGGTGATCACTTCTGCGACTTTGTCCATCGCTGCGACGATATTATCGGGTTTTGGGGTTTTTTCGTTTTCTGTCATAGCGGTATCTTATTATGTCTTGGGGGTTTGTGGCGGAGCCTCGGGGGATGGCTCGGATTCGACCAGTTGGGCGTCTACGATGTTTTCTTCGTCTACCATTTTTGCGACTTCGTCGGCGGGCAGCACACCGCTTTTTGCCATGAGCGCCAATAGTTTTTTGGCTTCTTCTTCTGGCGTGAATTCGTTAATGTTGCTGATTTGTTCATCTCCGGCCATTGAGACCCTAATTGGGCTGGAGTGGTCGGTGGATACGTCCATTTGGATGGAAATATTACTGTTGTCCATTCCGAGGAGTTTGGATCGGCGATCCATGATGGATAGGACTTGTTGCACTGCTTTCATGTCGGGTTCGACCTGTACGTCGGTTCCGTCGTCTAGGGAGATGCGTCGGTGTTGCGTGAGCGGCCAGATGGCGGCTTGTAGCGAGTCGAGGCGCTCTAGCTCCATGCGGAGCACTTCTGGGTACGCGTGGAGGGCTTCCTTGTTGAGGCGCTCCAGTTGCCGCCCTATCGCTCTGGAGGCCACTTTGGTGCTTATGCCGAAGCGGCGGGCGATTTCGTTGATGGCGATGCCACCTTGACGCATTTTGAAGATGCGGAGGTCGCGCTCTGCGAGGAATTCGCGTGTGAGGGCTTTCCCTGTTTCTTTTTCTGCCATGTTTAGTTTACTTTCATGAATTCGAGTACTTCGAATGGGAACCGGGTGCCGCGTTTCATTTTGGTGGGCCATTGGCGTTCGTCGCGTGCGCCCCTGAAGTGGTTTACGTCATATATGTAGTCTCCCACGTTTGTGGGGTCTGGTTGGAGAGATAAGCCGAATTCTGGCCATCTGGACCAGACCGCGGATCCGAAGGGACGTAGCTCTCTGCTGCCCATTGATGAGCCGAGTGGGGCGTGGTGTTCTATCCAGAGGGCTACGTTGTAGACGCTGCGGAGAGTGTCTAGGTAGGTGGCGATCTCTATGGCGACCGATTCGGAGGTTTTGCCGCCGGGGTCGAGGAATGCTTTGTAGAGGGGGCCGATGAGTAGTAGTTCGGGTTCGACCTCTTCGATGTGTTGCTCTAGGAGTATCCGGTCTTGGGCTTTTAGTAGGTTGAGTCCGTCTGGTTTGATGAATAGGTGGGCGCTAAGTTTTGTGTCGGGTTTTCGGGCTTTTGCGGCGGCGAGGATGCGTCTGGAGGTTCTTCGGATGATGCGTTCTGGGTTTTCGAGGTCGATGGTGAGTGTTTTTATTTTGGGCATTTCTTGGAAAGTGAATGGGTTGATTCCCATGGAGGTGCATATGGCTACTTGGCGAGCGAGGATGGTTTTTCCGACGCCTTCTGCGGCGACGATCATGACTCGTTCTCTGCGTTCTAGGATTCCGGGGATCAACCAGTCGTAGGTGTCGTCGCCTGCTTCATTGAGGAAGTCTTCCCATGGGACGAGTCGCCCTTCGTTGCGTATTGTTGGGGTTTCGTCGCGTTGGGTGAGGTGGTGTACTTTGTTTAGTTTTTGTTCGAGGGTTTTGTTGGGGTTGGCGAGGAGTTCGTGTAACTGTTGAAGGGTTTTTTCGTTTTTTGTTGGTTCTGGTGCTGGCGTTAAGGGTTTTTCGGCTTTGGTTGGGGGTTTTTCGAGTTCGGCGGAGGTGATTTGATGGAGTTCGGCTGTGGTTCCTCCTGAATCCATATGATCTGTGATGTCTTTGCCTGTTGGGCTTGTCCAGATTTGTACGTCGCACCCTGCTTCGGTGAGTTTTTGATGTACGTCGTAAGCGTGTTTATAGCCCGGCTCGTCGTTGTCTGCGATCAGATCGACAGTCATGCCCTTTACGGCTTCGGTGTGGATAGGGAGCCATTTCCCTGCCCCTCCGGGCATTGTGGTGGCGGTTGCGCCTGCTCGGGTTAATGTGTCGCAGTCTTTTTCGCCCTCGACGATAAATATTGTTTCGTTTGCTTCTTTGGCGGCGAGTACGGCGGGAAGGTTGTATAAAATTTTTGGGATGTCGCCGAGCGAGTAAGCCCAGCCTCCGTGGTCGTCGGGTCGGCGTTGTCGAAACGTTTTTTTACCGTTTTCGTCGATGAGCCGCACTTTTTCGAATGCCAGTTCGTTGTTGGCGTCTAAATATTTGTATGTTTCGACATGGGTGAGTTTGCTTTTTGCTTTTTTTCTTGTTTTTGGTGGGGGCTTGGGCGGGTCAAAGTCTGTTGTGTCTGACTCGGGCCTTAAGTCGGATAGATTTAACCCGACGGAGGTTACTATTTCGCTGGCTCCGCAAGCTCCAGAGGATCGGAAACAGTGAACGAGTATCTGCCCGTCTGCTTTTTCATGAACCGACAGGGACGGGTTGGTGTCGTCTTGCCTGCATGGGCATCGCGCCTCCCATCCGTTGGCGGTAGATGATACGCCGTCTAGTAGGTTTAATAACTTTTCTGTGTGTTGATACATTTAAGGTTTTTCATTCGATCGTCGCCCTTGGGAGGATCGTGTGCCCACCCCGGGTATGAATACTGGTTCTCCTCTACTCGCGTAGATTCTGCGTTTACGACGCAGTAGCGCTCGTTCTCCTTCTGCTAATCCCCCCCATATGCCCAAGGGTTCGTGATGGAGGGCGTACTCTAAACACTCCTTTTGCTTCGCACAGGTGCCGCATATCTCTTTGGCTTTAGCGGAGCGGACACGGTATTGCGTGACTTTGCCTTTGGAGTTTCCCCGTTCTATGCGTTGGAACCACCATTGGGTGGGGTACCCCACGCAGGCTCCGTCGAGGGGTGGACTACTAGTGGGGCTCATGGATGGTTACTGTTTTCCTGTGAGTCGGGCAACGTCGTTGGCAGATAGGAACACTAGTGCTGATTGAATCTCAAGGGAGTCTCCTGCGACGATGGAAACTAAATCAACGGCATCAACGGGCACGGAAAGGGTTTCCGCCAGAGCGGAACGTGTTGCTTCTATCGATATTTCGCTTTGCCCTGACGAGGGTTGCGGCAAGTCGTCGTAGTCACCGTCGGGGTTTTCGTCTACTGGTGGGGCGATGGGCCGAAGGTTGAGTTCGTCGTTGCGGTTCGCGATTTTAAGGCACCATGTGCACGCTATTTTTGGGGCGACAGATGAGCGTGGTCGAACTTCTATGTGCCCGCAGTCTAGGTGGTGGTGGTAGAGGACGTTTCCCCATGCTCCCGTGCGTCGGATTTCTTGCACGCTGCGCCGGGGTGATTTTCGCCTCTCTGTGGTCATCCCTCTATTCAACCACATTGAGGGGGGTGTTCGCAACGGCGAAGGTAAAGTTGTTCCTATTTTTTGCTTTTGTACTCGAATGCATTGCCGCTTTCGATGAGGTCATGGTTGAGGCATGCTGTTTTTATTTCGTCGGAATAGATTTCAGCGAGGACGCGACCGTATTTGCCGTGCTTGTCTTTGAAGGTTTGGATGTGGACAGTGCTGTGGCCGTCGAGCCAGTCAATGGCAAACGTTTTTGCTTTCAACCCGGCTGCTTTTTCTTTAAGGTCTTTGGTTCGCGTTTCGGGTGCGTCGATGCCGTAGAGGCGGAGACGCGTTTTGTGAAGAATGTCGAATCCGAGATCTATGAGAACGTCTACAGTGTCGCCGTCTACGACCCTAAGTATTTCGGCTTTGTAAAAATATCGATTACTATTCATTTGTCGTCCGTGTCAGCGAGATAAAATTTCGGCGGCTTTTTTTTGTGTTTCTGGTTTTGCGCCGTTGTTTCGTCGTGGATAAGGCTTTCGAGGTCGTCTGCTTCGCCGTGAAACCCGTTGCTGTATTGTTTGTATTTTTCCCAGTACTCGTCGTCTGGGTCGTGGCGTTTAGTCATGGGGGGGGGTGCGAGAAAAGCCCCCCAGATTGCTCCGGGGGGCTTTCTTCGTTTTTCAGGGAAGGGCTTTCGCCCCTACCCTTTTACGCCTTATACCGGAGCGTTGTCAAAGGTTATCTTGACGAATGCTTCTGGCCGCTTGATGGCGAGAGCCAAACGCTGTTCGGCAAGAACGACGATTGCGTTCCGTACGAAGAAGTCGCTGTGCTGTTCGCTGATGCGGATAGAGGCTTGATCCCGGTCGTACAACTGAGCGCCGGTGCCGAAAGCGCCGACGGTGCAGGTGCCTTCTGGCATCGCTGGGGTTTCGATAACTGGGAGTCGCCATACGCGAGGCTCGCCACCGAGTGCCACAGACACAGCAACCAAGTATTGGCCGTTGGAGTCTTTGGTAAGTTCGATGTCTTCCCAGTCGTTTGGATGCATTACGACGCCGGTTGGCTCGTAGTATGCAAGGAACGACAGGGTTGCAGCACGACGGATTGCGTCGGCTTTGGTGTCGGCTACCGGAGTAGTTGCTCCTGCAGACCAGTTGTAGGTCTGGATACCGGAAGCGACATTGATGCCGGTAAGGTTTTCGCCAGTGCCGTCACCAGTAATGATTTGGGCATCTTCCTGCAAGCGCAAGCCGTAAAGCAATTCGTTGTCGATAATCGACCGAAGCTGCGGTTCGTCTGCAAGGACGTTACGGTGAGCTGCTTCCCAGTGAGCCAAGGTCCGTACTGGAGCTTGTTCGCCAACGAAAGTCAAGCTTGACTGTGGTTTCGCGGTGAACACTTCAGGCGTACCTGAGCGTTCCGAAACAGCAGCGGCGTTGTTGGTGAAGCCGGTGAGGCGGAAGTACTCGATTACCGCAGCGGTTGTGGTGCGGGATGGGAACAAATCCCGAACTCGCTTAGTCCGCTGTGGAGGGAGTACGATTGGGTCGCGTTGTACGGAGCCGAATGAACTCGGGGTGCCGGTAGGCATCGCTGAGTAAGCATCCTTAGTACCGTAAGCGCTCTTGGTGTCCATGCCGCCGGGAACTTGAAAGGCTGCTGCCATGTTGGCGCCTGCGGCACCTCCGGCAAGAGACTTGAATTCTGGCGAGTCGAGGAATGCTTCACCGATGCTTTGGTAGGCTCGTACGGCTTCTTTAACATCTGGACTGTTGGCCCACTCGGCGGCGGCTTCTCCGGCTACGGAGCTTTTGCCACTAGTTGAACCCCATTCGTTGGCTTCGTTGAGATCTTGGATGCCCTCGATGAGGCTCTTGATCTCTTTGATGTCAGACATGTTCTTGTCGAAAGCGGTTTTTTGCTTTTGATCGACTTGAACTACGCCGTCTTCGATTGCGAACGAATCTGCAATTTCTTTGTTGTGGTCCATCTTGGCCCGCATTGCGCCTTGCAATTCGGTAAGACGGGAAGTGTCTTCGCTTGACATGGTTTCCCTCCTATGGGAATTTTAAATGTTTGTTGTTTCTTCGTCAGAGCCAAGGTGAGCACCCGCTCGTATATGTATAGGGTACTATGGATGACCGCCCTACTTGTGCAACCCCCATCTTTTTCGGGTGTTTTTTTCGGGTATTGGTTTCGGCGGGGGTGTCAGTAACGTGATACGGGAGCAGAGGAACTCCAATATTTTTCTACATATTTGCCGCCGGTTCCGAAAAACGAGTCAAATTCTTCGCGACCAAATATCTCGTATCGGCCATCCTTGTTCCTGTACGCTATAAGCACAGGCACTTTACCGGTGTTATCCCATAAATAAAATTCACTATACAAACCGGTGGTGATTTGACGACTAACGATTCCGTGGCGCAATTCTGCCGCTATTAGGCTTCCGAAGTGTCCGGGGATGTTCGATCCACCCTGTTGTGTCCTTTGGGCGATTCTTCGGTCTGCCTCTTTGTCGGGAACCCAAACGAAATGGCCGACAGTGAAGTATCCTTGGCGGCGAGCTGCCTGTAAATGCTCAGTTCGTTTCCCTGTACCTTGAACAACCATGTCCATTTGGCCGTTCATGGCATCCTGCATGACACGGTCGGTGATTACCCGCGATTCTGCATGAACGATGCTCGGATTTTTGGGGTCCCATCCATTCAGCTGCGTTTTTATGTAGTCGGGGTCGATGTGTGCCGCTTCGGTATCTCCGGGGATCTCCATACGTCCGTCACCGATAAGTGTTGATTTTCCGGCTCCAGTGGTTCCCCCAATAAAGTAAAGTGTTCGGGTTTCCTTCTGGCGGTGTTCGGGTTTGACTTTTCCAAGTATGTTCGATCCGGCTTGTCGGCCACCACTGCGCATCCCTATTGACCTATTGATACCCGTGGGGCGTGTCGCTGCTGCTTCTTTTCGTATTTTGTCAGAGGCGACACCCCGAACGGCGGCAGGTACGTCGTCCCAGTACCCGGGGTTGGATTGAAGTAGTTTTAACCATTCTTTGTTTAGCGGGCTAAGAGAATCTCTTCGGGATCGCAGGCCCTCTCCGGGGGCAAGGGATAATGTTTCTATTGAAAGAGATGTTTGAGCAAAACGTGTTCCCGGGTTTTTGAATTTTGAGGCGAATATTTTTTCCACTTCTTGAAGAACCTGAGGTGTCCCATTTTGATACGACCGAGCATTGGGGGGGTATTCTTTTAGTTCTCCGTTGAGGCGGGCGAGTTCCACTGTCATCACGTTCACTTCGTCCCACATCGCGTTCCACTCGGAGGTACCGTATGCTCCTCCGCGTTCCTTGTAGGCTGCGTCTCGTGTCAACCCATCCCTGATTGCTTTAGCCACGACGCGCCTGCCCTTTGCTTGGTCTGGCCCATGACTGAGGCTTCCTTTTTCTATCTCGTTGATAAGGCTTTTCATATCAGCCATGATTTCTTCGCGACGTATCTCGGCATATTGACTGAGGTCTCGCTGGTCTTCGAAAAGTTCCAAAACTTTCTCTACGTTAGACTTTAAACGTATGTACTCGTTGTAGTCGTTGTCGAGGTCGCCGGATGTATCTGTGGCGTGGAGGGATTCGAAGTTGACGCGGTGGTGTTCGTCCACGAAGGCACCGAATTCGTTTAAAACATCTTCGAGAGTTTTAAGGTTTTCTTCAGGGGTTTGGTTTGCGAGAATTTCGTCGACGTAGGCTCGATTGATGCGTTGGGGTAACGGCTCTGGCCGAGAGGAGCGAAGTCCTCCTTTTTTGGGTGGGTTTAATGGGTCCCATCCGTATTCAAACAAGGAATCCCCACTGGAGAACAGGTCGCTAGCTTTGGCTTTTCGAGAAACGATCCGGTAGTTGCCTCCGAGGGGGCCTTCGCCGTGGGTTTCTGCGTATTCCTTGACTGGGGTTACCCAGTCTTTGGCGTTGATTACGTCCGTGCCCTTAGGGACAGCCCTGTATATGGTTATGTCTGCGTCGGGGTTGCCTCGCGCTTTGGCAAGTACTTTTTTCATTTCGGTTTCTAGACGCTTGGAGGCTTCCGTTCCGTCTGAGGCACCGTAGTATCGCATCCCGTTTTCGCCGTATACGTCAGGCATGACTGCCGACAGGTTATTTAGA